TGGACATTTTGTTTTGCCGATTATATATCCTCTTCAATAGTTTTAGGATTTAGGTGAAAATACCATTGTAACAATAGAAATATTATCAAAAATACCAATGCACACCAATAATAAAACTTCCTTAAATCTTTCATCTTCCTATCAATTTTGTTTTAGTTCTTGACCAAATAATCTCTACATCTGCCGTCTACACCATAACCAGCTCATTTTGTGACATATATCAATTACCAATCATAAAAACAACTATTTAATATTGACTTTAACTTTATATCCCAATGTATTTTCTTTAATACCAATAGGAGTAGAATACTCTTTAGGCTGCCCATCAAAACTTATGATAATAGTATCGTTATTTAATTTTAATCCTACAATATTATGCGCCTTACAAATGGTATCTTTAATATCATTTTTTTCTACAATTATATAGTCAGGAAAATCTTGGTCTAATGTTCCTACTACATCTATCCATTTTATTGTGGAATTTTCCTGCTTTATTTCTTTTATAATTTTTGTTTTGGGCTCAAAACTTGGGACGCAACTATAAATTATCATTGTCACCAGACATAATTTGATTATTTTCATCATACAACTCCCTTTATATTTAGCTGTTTTTAAGTTTTTCCATTAGATTAGGATATTTAGCCATCACCTCATCATACACTTTCTTTGCAATAGCTTTAGTCTTTGTTGAATATGTCTTGGTTTTCAGTGTCACTTTCTTATTTTTATTTTCTTTTTTCATTGTTTTTCATTTTAATAATAAAAACAACTCTTCTGGAACATTACCCTATATTACCCTTTCATTCTAATAATAATGGTAAATCTTCCTTNCGGTTGTCATCTTCTATTTTGAGGGCTACGCCGTGTTCTTCGTACCAATTCATGGTGTCCCCAGGCTGGAATTTTGTAAACACGCTGAGGAGTTCTTTATTTCCGCGAGGGTAGAATTGCACGAGTTCTCTCGGGTCAAAACAGGCGTGGGAAACATTACATCTGCCGCCGCCTGAGATTTTTACTTTTTGCAGGACATCAGAATTTTGTTCTAAAATAGTGACATCGTATAGTTTAGTATCAATATTTGCAGCGGTAAAAAATCCAGAAGCGCCTCCACCGATGATGATTACTTTTTTCATAATTCAAAAGAAAAACCTTCAACATTTTCTTTTTTTAGAGTAATGCTGAAGGCTGATTTATAAATAATTAAAATTATTTTTTGTTGTTTTTCTGTTGTTTTTGTTGCTCTTTCTGCTGTTCCTTCTTCTGTTCTTGTGCTTGTTCCATCAGCTCGCGCATTTTTCTTTGGAAACGCCCTTCTTTAGCAGGTTTAGCTTTGTTTTCCTGAATTTGAGCGTGAATTTTCTTTTCATCGATGATAAAGTTTTTGATGACAAGTACAATCACGATGTTCAGAGCATTTGATACAAAATAATACCAAGAAAGCCCAGATGCAGCAGAGTTTAGGAAAAACATGAATGTAATTGGGAAAATGTACATCAGAGGTCTCATGTCAGGCATTCCTTCTTGTCTTGGTGCCTGCATGTTTCCAGAAGTCATGA